TCTTAGAACCGGCCTTAACAACCCTAGGATTACGTTTCACTTTCTTGCTTTTGAGGTCTGAGTTTTGAAGGGCGTCATACTTGGCTGCTTTCAGGAGGACATTTATAGCCCGGTGGTCAACAACGGCATCAACTTCATCCGCTGAAAACCCCACAGACTGCGCATAGTCCCTTATCTGACCAGCCAATTCTGGGCGCTTCTTCTCATCAGCCCACTCAGGAACAGCCTCCGACAACCTCTCACCTTCCTGCTGTAACTGCTGAGCATGGATGGCTTGAGCCTCTCGTTGGTTCTGTCTAGCAGCCTGTTGCTGCTGGCCCTGCATCGCCTGTATGCGATCACGGGCTTCCCTGAACTCATCGCGTTTAGTGACATATTCAATAGGGTCTTCATCCTTTAGCCTAGCCCAGTCCACATTAGCGAACTGTTGCAGGCCATGAAGCCCCTGTTGTACGTATTGTCCTATCTGCTGAACGTATTGCTCCCGCACTTGTATGGTGTTCGCTAGTTCCTGTTCGTACCTTCCTGCGTACTCTTCAAGTTGTTTGCGTTCCTCAGACAATTGCTGGGTTTTCCGAGTGTAATCGGAATGACGGGAATAACCAGCGAGAAGTTCGTCGAGTTCTACTTCAGTGTCCTCACCATCGATCTTGACAGTGAATACTTCAGTAGTCTCATCTCCCTCCGCGTCTCTATTCTCATCAGGCTCATATTCATCGTCCTCATCGGACTCATCTACGGCCTCTTCCTCCGCATCAACATCTGCATCAGCATCCTCTTCAGGTTCTGCTTCTGCGTCTTCGGGGGTTGGCTCTTCCTCAGTAGCCGGTGGTGCGTCTTCCGCGTCCAGCATATTGAGCAAAGCCTCTGTTGCAGCGACCACGCTGCCATCTTGCTCTGAATTTACGGGTGCCTCAGGTGCGACATTATCCGTGGTTTTTTGTTCCATGTTTATCTCCTAGATGTGGGGATGCGCTGAGCGCACCCGTTCGATTTCTCCCTCTTCCAGCACTGACTCGAAGTGGGCATTTATTCTGTCTACCAGTTTCAAACTGATATACAGCGATTCCCGTGTTTCAATGTCACCCGGTAGAGATTGTCTCCACTCTAGGGTAAGTTGTGATTTCAGCGTCTCAAAAGCCTCCTGGTATAAGGGGTTCTTGAGGATATGTCTTGCTTCAGTTATTCGATCAAAATCAGCCAACTTTAATGGGCCTCCCTTCCTCTATCTCTGATGCTAGTTCTGCAGCCTTTAGTTTAAGTTCCATATCATCCATAGCCTTCTTGTGTTCAAACTCAGCCTGATCTAATTGCAATTTACCCTGCTTTATCTGAACCTCAGCCTGGTCCTTCTGCATCTCTGCTTGCGCCTTCTGCGCATCAGGGCTTGGCTGCGGTGGCTGTTGCTGTTCTGGCGGTGTTAGGTAGTCAGACACGTTCTGATACCCCATAGCCTTCAACAATGCTGAGGAGATGTTGAACATGTTCTGCGGGGTAACCATCGGGTTCCCTGCGGTTTGCGCCTGTGCAGCAAGGTTTAGCACTGCATTCAACTGTGCTACCTGCTGGTCCTTATTACCGTGCCCAAGAGCCACAGATACCGTGGCGTCCATGTCATCACGCCAACTGGATGGATCGACAGGCACCCAAGTGTTTCGTAGCCTAACCACCCGCTCTTGATCTTGGTTGATCACCAGCAACTGGTAGACACGCTTCATCAGGTCTTTAACCCCTGTCTCTGCGAACTGACGGGCTATGAGTTCAACCCTGGCAGCAGCAGCGGTCATCACGGCATTCACCGCTGTGGCCGTTGTATGGCTTGTCAGGGCGTCATCAGACATACCCTGTGAATACTTGCTCACCCCTGCTCTTGACTCCCGGATACCGTCTACGTATTCGAGCATCTGGAAGGTGTATGGTTCAAGTGAGGGGGTTGCTAGTTGCGTGACAGCGTTGGGGGATTTTACCCTGACTATGCCTCCTGGGCGCTGCGTCAGCAGGTCATCCAGGTTCGCTTGGCCCTCAAGAACTGCGTATCTCCCGTAGTTCTGGGAGTACATGTTATCCAACAAATTCCTCATTAACGTGGATTTTATGTCCTGAAGCGGCATAACGAGGTCAGCCACCGATAAACCATAGAATTTGTGTGGTACTTTTATGGGGGTTAGCGTGATAAATGGCACGTGATCAACGATCTCATTCGCTAGGATCTTGTCACCCACGCTGCATATCTGCCTCAGTTCAGCAATACCATCCTCATCCCAGTCAGTACGCATGAAGGTCTCGTACAAGTAATACTCTGTCAGAGCATCCTCTGTAGGGGCTTCACCGAACGGTGAGGAGGAGTTATCAAATGAATACCTTGCTTCCCGTGCGGAATTCCACAGGGGGTTGTCTTCATCCACCTGGCCACCGCTGATATCCTCAGAATCTAAATCCTCATCCGGGTACATCTCCCTGAGTTGGCTGAGGGTTAGTCTTGCCCTATGGCATACGAACCTGGCCTCTTCGATAGACACAGCCTCTCGGTTGATAAGGAATTCCTCTGGAGGAACATTCTCGATCTTGATACGGCCATCTTCCTTAGTCCTGATCGTTGAGACATCGTAAGTTTCCTCACCCATCTCGTTGGTTCCAACAACCTCCTGCTCAACCAGATCAACATCATCGTCCATTAGGAGCGCCTCCACTTCAATAGCAGTGACTCCCTTGTACTCATCTCTCTCGGTGGTTTCTTTATTTTCCCAGTAGACCTTCACCGTGCCGTTCTTCTGCAGCAGTGCGTCAGTAAACCACGAATACAGGATAGACCAACCATCGTTGTCCTTGGTCACCACGTAGTTTACATAATCCGTGGCCTGTTCAGCAGCAGCCACATCCTCCGGACCATGCGGGGTGAACTGAACCAATTCGTCACCAGATGCGAATACACGCATAAGGTTTGGTTTTATCCACTCGATCGAATCCTGCACCGTGCTGTCAACGAATTGAGAACGACCTTCGATCTCATTGCCGAACTTCTCACCATAGTAGTAGCGCATAGCCTTATCACGCTGTTCCTGAATGGTGTCATCGTATCCTAGCGCATCAGCAACTTCACTCTCAATACGAGTGATCAGTTCTTCATCAGTTTGTGGTGGTTTATTATCAGCCATTATAAGATTCCATATTGTGGATATTCAATGTTCTTTTTGTCGTAGTTCCCCCAGTGGTCACCACTCCCTGCTACTGCGTATCGTCTACTCATAAATGCGTACCTCATGGCGCTCATTGTATCGTCCCTAAGTGCGACGATCTTTCCGTCTTTCCTGTGGTATTGCCTGTATTCTTGCAGGAGGTTATCCAGGTGCGAGAAGATTTTAAACCTTCCCTCTTCCATGAATACAACCATCTGCTGTATCCCTTCCTCTACTGAATTAGAACCTTTCTTCTCACCCAGTCCAGGGGGATTGCTAAAATGCTCAAGCAGAAAATTACAGCCAAGATCACGGTACTGACTAGCAAGACCGGGATTGCCAATAGAGTCCCTACGGTTTCCATCATGCGGGTAGGCAATCGGGACGAAGTAGTCACGTCGCATAATTTCTTCAGCGTGTTCAGACGGACTTCTCTTATTCGCGTTATAAGCATCGTAAACATAAAATATATCTTCCTCAATGTCGTGTGCGCACCACACCACAGCGGTGTCGTGATCCCAACCAAAGTCTATTGCTGCTATTCGTTTCCAGTGATCCTCGATGGCTATCGGCTCAATGACTAGTTTCTCTTCTGGGATCGGGAATACCAACCCGGAGCCAATCATAGGCTTCCCATACTTCCTCATCTCACGCTCATGGGGGCTGTAGGCTGCTAGAATCTGAGACATAGTTGTCTCGTCCAGGTGCCCAACATTACCCTTGAGTGATGTGATATTCTCACCAGCGTCATCCCAGGTGGCATTCGTAAGACTCTGCCCCTTCTGGATATTGTTCATGAAGGCGCTGACAGTCTCAGTCATGCCCTTCTCTGGTGTAAACGTAAGGTACACCATACC